AAAGTTTATTTGCATTATTGATTTGTTTATTTTACTTTTGTGTCGTTATGGATTACGCAAAAGCAATTGAAACAATCAAACTGAAACGAAGACAAGGTCTTTTTCAGATTGTCGCACGGAAGACCGGAGTATCACTTCCAACCGTTCGCAAGTATTTAGTCGATGGGAACATCGTTTCTCCAAAAGCAAAAGCCGTCATTGAGATTGCATTGAGGGAGGTGAACAATGATTGAGTTGGCAATTAACGGATGGATACTGACTGTGCAAGGTCGTATCTGCGAGGAGAAGTATGTCTACACAATTGAAGCGGTGGACAATTGGCTGATTGCAAACCACATTGAAGAACTTCACGATTATCTTAATTCAACCACAAGCGGATTTGGTGATTGTTGTATCAAAGAATTTGACGGCATCAACTCGGAAGCATTCTTCAATGCTGAACCAACTAAATTCAAAGTTCTATTTATGATAGGACAACGCACTAACTTTTTCTAAAAACAAAACTCTATGAATAAAAGCGAATCAATCAAGAACATTGCCGGTGCATTGGTAAAATTCCAAGCATCGGTGAGCAAGGTCGGAAAGGAATCAAGCAATCCTTTCTTCAAATCCAAGTATGCAAGTTTAGCAAACATACTGGACACCATTCAAAAGCCATTGAGCGAATGCAATTTGGCAATCAGTCAATTTCCTAATGGAGTGGAACTGACCACTTTAATCGTTCACGCTGAATCAGGCGAGTGGATGGAATCATCTTATGTGATGCCGGTTGCAAAACAAAACGATCCACAAGCAATGGGAAGTGCAATCACCTATGCTCGGAGATATGCACTCGGTTCAATCTTGAATCTTAACATTGACGATGATGACGATGGTGAGAAAGCAATGGGAAGGCAGTCAGCACCAAAGCGTGATGAACTCACACCAAAGCACCCAAGTTGGGCAAAAGCCGTTGAGCATTTGAAGACGGGTGGATTGATGACCGACATCACCACGAAGTTTGAAGTATCTCCAGTCAATCAGAAACTTTTAATTGGCGAGAAATGAAACTTCAACTTCCAACTATTCACACTAATTTGAACGAGGACGATTGGCATCAATTGAGAAGCTCTCGTTTCACGGCATCTGAAATCCACAAGCTGATGGGTACTCCGAAAAACAAATCGGAGTATCTCTCAGAAACTGCGAAGACATTTATCTTTGAGAAGGCAGCGGAATATCTAACCGGACAAAAAGCGGAGATGTATGGTCGTGCTTTGGATTGGGGCAAGGAACACGAGAAAGAAGCATTCCACTATTTTTCTCAGCAGACCGATGATTTCTACACATACTACGGAGCGGAAACCTACACCTTCATCACCTATGGAGAATGGGGTGGATATTCACCTGATGCACTTGGTACACACTTGGTTGAAATCAAATGTCCGTTCAATAGCGGAAACCACCTTCAGAACTTCTTCATCACCAACAATGAGCAGTTCAAATCCAAACGCCCGGAATACTATTGGCAAGTTCAAATGGGTATGGTTGCAACGGAGATGACTGAAGCGTTGTTCTTGTCGTATGATCCACGAATGCCCATCGGCAAGAAGCTCACACAAACCTTGATCACTTTGGAGGAGGACATTCAAGAAATCATTGACGAGAAGTTGGCATCGGCTGGAGAACTATTTTTGTCAATTACTAAATAAATCGTTCATTCACCAAGTCAAAGGAAAATAAATTTGCAGAATAGAAAAATATGTTGTTAGTTTGAATCACTATGACAAACGAAACAATAAAAAACCGAGACGAATGGAGAGCATTAAACTTAAAAATTCGCAGCCACCAAAGAACAATTAAAATGAACTCAGCAGCAGGGCAAGTATTGAGTGAAGAGTATTTAGATTGGGTAAACCAATTAATTGAACGCAGTATCTACTTATCAATTCACGGGGGTTTTTAAGCCCCCTTAATTATAAAACTATGGACTTAATATTCTTACTCGTAATCACACCCATCACCATTGCGGTGATGTTCGTGTACTGGAAGTTGAAACAATACTTCAATGACTTTGACAACTTGCCGGAGGCATCACCGTATGAATTTGAAAGGGACAACTACATCCCCGAATTTGATACCTACACGAAGGCAATCTATAAACACAAATTTTACAAAGGAAAAAGCAAATGATACAAAACTACTTAATTATCGGAATGGCAATCTTGTTTGTCATCACCCTTCTCCAGTTGCACAAAACAACCGAACGAGAAGATGAGCTACTTGAAAAAATCTCAAACAAGAATCGTTTGATTTGGGATTATGAAACCGAACTGCTGGAGATCAGGTCAAAGATTGCGGAAGCAAATGACCGTGCGAAAACTTGGGAACTACAAGCGAACTTTCTTAAAGAACTAAACGATGACAAAAATCAAAGCACTCGTGGTAAGAGCATCAATAAATGAGATAATCAAATGGCGTGTTTATTTCGCTGGAGAACTTCTCGCAACCTTTGAGAACGAAACGGATGCCATCTATTACGCTAACTTTATAGACCGACAATGAGCGAACGATACGCATTGATATGGGCAATTGCAATCCTTCGTGATGACTACCAATATACCTGGTTGACGATCTCCAAGAAGATGGGATATTCAATGACAAAGGTCATCCATTTGTACAACCAAGCGAAGCCACACTATAATTTGGAACAACCAAAGTAATTCGCTATATTTGTAAGAGTAAACGGGAGTATTGCGGATTCCCATCGTTACAAGATTTTTGCCTTATTAGAATGATCGCACCGCAATTGCATCATTTTGATAGGGCTTTTTTTATGCAAAAAAAATGGAAACACAACAAGAAATATGGAAGCCGATTGCTGATAGCAATGGCATCTACTACATCTCCAGTCACGGGAGAGTCAAGAGCTACAAGTATGGCAAAGAACGAATTTTGAAACCGGGATTAGTTGGAGTACCTGGTAATCAATATTTAGCAGTAGTTTTAACAATTAAGTCAAATAAAAAAACTATAAAAATACATCGGTTAGTTGCTTTGGCATTTATGGAAAATTTGGAAAATAAATACACAGTAAATCACATTGATGGCAACAAATTAAACAATCACAAAGACAATCTTGAATGGGCAACATCAAAGGAGAATATAATACACGCTTGGCAGAATGGGTTATGCGAATCCTTAAGATTAGCAAGATCAAAGCCGGTAATTGATATAACAACTGGCGTGAAATATGATTCGTTAAAATTAGCTTGTGAAGACACTAATCAATCTTACACTTGTCACAAACAAAGGCATCATAAAAAGCGTGAAATTCAAAGATTCTTTTACATCAACGACAATGGCAACGGATAAAAAATCATTCTTGATCTACTGCGATATAATTCACACGGTTGAGCAACTAACCGATGAACAAGCTGGTGATTTGTTCAAGCACCTTTTACGCTATGTGAACGACCTTAATCCACAAAGTGATAGTGTGATAACCAAGATTGCATTTGAACCAATCAGACAAGCCTTGAAGCGTGATTTGGATAAATACGAAACAATTAGGAAGCGTAATTCTGACAATGCTCGTATGCGATGGGATGCGACCGCATCAAGTGGCATACCAAATGATACCAAAAATGCCGATAGTGATATTGTTATTGGTATTGATAGTGATAAAGATATAAAGAAACAAAGAGTTGTTTTTGAAAAACCAACTTTATCAGAGTTAAAAACCTATATGACGGAAATCGGAATGGCTGATGTATCTGAAAAATGGTTTGACTACTACGAATCCAACGGATGGTTAGTTGGTAAAAACAAAATGAAGAACTGGAGAGCAGCGGTTCGCACTTGGAAAAATAATAATCTTTCAAATAATGTTACTACTCCACAAGTTATCAACCGAAAAGTATTTAACTTGCGAGAATATGACGAACGAACTTGAAGAATACATAATCGGTCAATTACTATTCTACGACCAAACTCGTGCAATGTTGCCGAGAATCAAATCTCAATGGTTTGAGGACAACCTAAACAAACGGATTGTCGAATCAATGTTGGAGATGTACATTAACAACGATGAGATTGATGTTCTGACTTTGGGAAAGAAGTTCAGCCGTGCTGAGATGGTCACTATTGTCAAACTCACGCAGAATGTCTATGGGATGCCAAACATCAGCAGTCACCTTCCAGCACTTGAACACAAGTACCTGAAGAAACAATTCATTGAGAATATCACAAATTTGGATTTGACTTCTGACTTGAAAGAGATTCTCACCAATGTTCAGACAATGGTCGACAACACGAAGTTCACTACAATCAATGATCCGGTCACGATTACCCAAGTTACCAACAAGACGGTTGATGCTATTATCGAAGCGGTGCAGAGAGGTGACAAGCTAACGGGAAGATCAACGGGATGGGCAGGACTTGACCGAGTATTGGGTGGATGGAACAACGGTGATTTGATTGTAATGGCTGCACGACCCGGTCAGGGTAAAACGGCACTCGCTTTGTCGCTGATGTATGACTTCGCCAAGATTGGTGGTAAGGGATTGTTCTTGTCGCTGGAGATGAGCAACGAGCAACTTGTCAAAAGATACTTGTCGTTAATCACCGACCTTGCCAATTGGAAGATTCGCAATGCAAACCTTCGGGAGTTTGAAGTTCATCAACTTATTAATTCAGCCAACAATCAGACGGTGCAATTTTACATTGATGACGATCCGAATTGCAGT